GCTTCCACTGAACGACGTGAAACCTGCGTAACCAGCGTCACGGATTGCCACAATTCTGATTCCACGTTGAAAACGTGCAGAAATGAGGCTTCTGAGCTGTTCTGAGGCATGCCATAATCCTTTATTAAAGAGATTGTTGGTAGTGTCTAGTACAGCCTGGCGTGACGCCGGACTGTTGGGATCCAGCGTCTTCGGCGATACAGGGGTTACATCGTAACCCTTGTACGCGTCAGTGCCACAAGACTCGCGGAAATGTCCGTGAACGAAAGACTTAGTCTTGTTCACTTTCAGCCCTACGAGCTCCATGGTATTAACTAGATCCACGTACCCGTGTGTTGGGATAATGATATCATCTCCATACACACGTACCTGGTTGCGTAACTCCCATATCTTTCGCTTCGTAACCCTGCCCTTGATGGTAACACCTAGAGCAAAGCAGAGGAATACGAAAGACTGAACAGGGAAAGTTACAGCTGTACCCTGCGAGGCAAACTTCCTGAGTTTCAGGAAGCCCTTAACCTTAGAAACGTCATCTCTAAGGTACCTCGTTCGTGCGGCGTGCAGAGCGGTCAGAAGGGACGGATGTCCCCTAAAGATTCGCTCCACGGTCCAACACGAAAGCCGATCGCTTGCATCAGACAAATCGACTGTTGCAAGGTCACGGCTGAGGGAAGCTTGAACAACCATCGCGGCCGACTTGGACTGATCACGTAGGTCGATAAAGTAGCCTTTAAACAGGCGACGATATTCCCCTACGAGATAGTCTAGCATCAGCATCTGGCACCACATATGTGATGTAGGTTCTGCTGCTATTATCCTAGGACCTTTTGCGGTCTTAGGAACACAATGAAGCCTCGACGGTCCCTCATGATTAGAGGGCCGATCCCGATTTTGCCCTGCAGTTTTCCCGCAGAGCTCGAAGGGGAACCGTTCTTCAAGCTTATCCGGCCAGTAGTCGAACCTAGATTTCTCATGGTTCTTCCACTGCTCGGCCACAGCACCAGGGCCATGTCTAAAGCCAATGCCTTCCGCATTCATTTCTTTGCGCTCAGAATAGAGCACAGGGTCGAACGCAGAAAAGTCATTGAGTAAGATATCAGCAACTTGCTGAATTCTTCCTAGGACATGACGACTTCTGACCAGTGAATGGTCAGTAGCGCTATCCCCCCCAAATGGAAGGGCTAACGCTTGTCCAGGTATGTTAGTACAGTCACTAAGACTATTACTAGCAATCTGTTCATAGTCGCCGAGGAGATCTTCTTCCCACTTAAGAGTAGGTTGAGGTAGTCTCTGCTCGATTTCATGGTAGCTCTCCAGTGCCGCCTCACGGCGGTCCGGGGAGCATTCCATGGCTATATTCTTCCCGATCCGGAATAACTGCCGGAGAAAGAAGATAATAGTCTCATCAGCATCCTGCTTAAGACAGGCATCCCTATCAAACACCCGTAGCCAGAGTCCCGAGAATAATCTCGGCACCCTGACTCTCTTGGAAACCCTTCTAGTGAAGGGACCAGAGAGACGAAGACGGCCAGTCTCTAGAGCTGCAGTAAGCAGCCCATCGAGAGCTGGGAGGTCCAGTGTGAAAACACTAATACCTCGAGTTTGACAGTAAAGGGCAAGTCTCTCAAAGTCGAGATCTAAACCCTCTATTGCCGGGTACGCTACACGGACATCCGTAAGGATGCCGCGTACAACATGGACTAGAGCATTCACTTGGCTTTGCATCATTAGGAGTCATCCAAAATGATCCAAGCCGCAGAATGCAGCAGCCGACTGAAAGTCCCTTAAGACTCTCAGTTCATCAAAAGCCGGCTGAGAGTCTTAGGACTCCCAGTTCAGCAACTTGGTGATATTCGCTTCCGTAAAGAAGTCGAATAGTCCCATCGCCGTGTCGACACAAGTAGG